ATGTTAAAGCTAAAAAATGTAGAGTACCTCTATCAATTAGAATTGTTACATCAGATGATGATCCATCTATTCTGGAAAGACCAAGATCAAATCATAAACTACATAGTGATTTTTGGACTGGTGCTGTTTGTGATTTTGCAATACTTATACCGGTTTTTGGTTCTCTTGAAACAATAGATGTTGCTTTTGGTGAAGCAATAGGATTTGATGAATCATTTTTACAAGAAGTTACAAACTACTCTGATGGCCGTAAACTCTATAAAAGATTCTCAGAATATAAAACCAGAATGAAACTTGGTAGTATGTTCTTCCAAGATATATTCTGTTTACATGGCACCAGAAGAAGAGGTAGAGGTGCAAGAATCTCTATTGACTTTACTTTACAATCAGATCAATATGAAGATACGATTCTACCATACTATTCAAATAAACATATAGAATCTGATAATCATATCAACTATGAAGAGTGTTTAAGGGTAGGCAGAGATAGTTTTATTATTGAAGATGAATCAATTGCAGAGTTGAGAAAACATAATGACTATGATAAAATTAGTTTGATAAAAGGTGATGCAGCTGCAATTAAAAATCAAACATCAAAATCTTTAAGATTGATTGATACAAAAACCTTTAAAGATATATTAGAATTTGTGAGGTGATATGAACTGTTGGTTAGAAGATAGAGCAAAAAAATTTAAAAGTTTATTTGATGAAGATCAATTAATAAACCCTTTTATAGCGGTAATAAAACCCGATAAGTATGATTTAGCTTGGTTGAAAAAAAGCTCAATGGACTATTTGGCAGCTGTAATTAATTATCCTGAATATCAAGGCGAAACAGATTTACTTAATGCTTTTGAATTTGCAGCTGATAAAAATGCAATACCAAATATAACACCAACTGGTATGATATTACCAAAAAGACACTCTTCATTACAGTATAATATATTTCTAAGATCATATTATAATCTGGTAATGAATACAAATATAGGGCCTAAATTAAAAAGTTGTCATACACCAGCTCATTTAAGAGTTAAATGGCCTTTAGCTGTAGAAAAAGATTTAGATAGACCAAGACACGCACCAGAGGATTTACACTTTGATAGTTGGAGTGGTTATTCATCACACAGTATGACATTCTTATTAGGTATTCTTGGCGATGTTTCTGGTAATCGTGTTCGTTATTTCCAACCAAAAGAAAGTTATGATGAAGATTGGCTGTTGAATAAACCAACACCAGAATTTTTATTAGAACACTATGATGTAATTGATTACACACCAAAATATGGGGAAATTGTAGTCCTAGATACCTGTGTATTACATCAAACGTATAGAGATGCTGGGTGTAAGATTCGATTCTCAATTGATAATTTATTCTTATCAAAAGAAAATTTAGCATGGCCAGAAAACATAGAAAAACATAGAGAAGATGAATTGACAGACCCTAGAGTATTAAGTGAAATTGGAAGTGATTGTCTTTATTTTTGTACAGATACAAATGAACAAAGAAAAGACACTCAAGGCGGTGCCATAGACCCTACTAATTATGAATTTTATAAAAGACCTGTAACCATAACATATAGGATATATGACGAATGAAACTATCAGATAATTTTTCTTTGAAAGAGATGATCAAAAGCCAAACAGCTACAAGAAAAGATATTGATAATGAACCAGGTGAAGAAGAAATTGAAAACTTAAAATTACTTTGTGAAAATGTTTTACAACCAGTAAGAGAAAATTATGGTAAAGCAGTAAGAGTAAATTCAGGATATAGAAGTCCTGAACTTAATTCAGCAATAGGTGGTTCTAAAACATCAGACCATTGTAAAGGATTTGCGGCCGATATAGAAATTAACGGAGTTGCAAATGCTGAATTAGCAGAGTGGATAGAAGCGAATTGTGATTTTAAACAATTAATACTTGAGTTTTACACACCAGGTATTCCAGATTCCGGATGGGTCCATGTATCGTACAATGAAAATGGTAACGATAAAAAAGTAATGACTGCTATGAAAGAAAATGGCAAAACAGTTTACAAGCTAGGATTAATCGCATAAATTTAAAGGAAAATTATGAGGAAAAGTTTTATATTAGGTATTATTATTGCATTGTTACCTTTTAGTTTTATTACTAATAAAGCAAGTGCAGAATGGATATCAACAGCAAATGTTGGTCTTTTTTCTGAATATAGATTCAGAGGTGTGAAACAAACAGAAGATGCACCAGCTATTCAAGGTGGATTCGATCTATCACATTCAAGTGGAATTTATCTAGGTAATTGGAACTCAAATGTTGAGTTTGGTAATACATCTTTAGAGATGGACTTTTATGCAGGGTATTCTTTTGATATTGGTGATTTGAATATTGACATTGGTGATCTTTATTATTATTATCCCGACAATTCAGGTCAAACTCCAAACATAAATTCAAATGAAGTATATGCAATTGCATCATATGGACCTTTGAGTGGAGGTTACCATTACTTTACAACAGAATGGTTTGGTGTTGGTGATGATAGTGGTTCAACATATATGCAAATCAATATTGATTTACCAATCACCGAAAAATTAACTTTATCAGCACACGTTGGAAGTTCTGATATAGAAGGTGCAGTTGGTTCTAATTATGAAGATTATAGTATTAGTGCTGCTTACGCTATGCAAAATGGATTTGATCTTGGTTTAGATTATATTCAAAATAATGGTAGCGGCTGCACAAGTTCAGCTTGTTCTTCAGGAACTGTTATCAGTATTTCAAAATCATTTTAATAAATGGACCTCATAGGTGATTCTGATGTTTGGCCAACACTTGATTGGAAACACCTATGGGTTTATGATAAACTCATACTCTCTAAAAAATTAGGTCATACTTGTGGCCCAGCTGGCATACCAGTACCAACACATGATGAATATGTAGTTAGACCGATTACTAATTTAGAAAGTATGAGTGTTGGTGCTAGATTACAATGGCTACAACCAGGAGATAATATTGAACCTGGATATTTTTGGTGTGAAAAGTTTATGGGTGAACATATTACAGTAGACTATAATTATGGCAAACAAAAAACAACAGCAAAAGGTTACCCTAGAAAAGGTCGACTTGATAGGTTTGATAAATGGGAACTGATAGATAAGAAAATACCATTTCCAAAAAAGTTAGATGATTTACATGAAAAAGAATGGGTAAATATTGAAATGATTGGAGGCAATATAATCGAAGTACACTTTAGGTACAATGATGATTTTAGAAACCATAATGGCAAAGTTATCTACCCAGTTTGGAAAGATGAAGAGTTGCCGCAACCAGAGGGCTCAATGTGGTATGATAGTCCTTGTAAAGATAGGTTAGGACATTGGGTAATATGACAACTAATATAGAGTGGATGATTAATCACAAAACAGAAATTAATACTATATTGATGCACATTCAGGTTCTTGAATTTGAAATTGAAAAAATGGAATCTGACTTGAGCCCACAAAATAAAGCTGCTATGAGAAATGGTCTTGTATATTTAAAAGACCGAGTTGAAGATTTGAAAGATGATTTATATAAGTTAAAGATGGGAGATATATTATGAGTTTGAACAAGAGAAGATGGCGACCAAATCCAAGGCAAGAATTTGCCAAAAAAATGGCCATAGAGTATAAATTACCAAGAGCAGAAAGATACGATATTGTCAAAAGAGAATTTGATAATAGTGTAGAAGTTATTGGTTATGTACAAGACCCTACAAAAAATATGAATGACTTTAGGGGTCGAGAAATGTTATTTCCAAAAAGATGGGTCACCTTAGGTGTTTTTCAACAAACATCACAGATGCCCGTTTAATGGCTAAACATTATACAAACGTACTTTGTCAAGGCAATTACATACTTTATCGTGGTGTAAATAACGGTAAAAAAGTAAAGACTAAAGTAACATATACACCAAGTCTATTCGTTAAATCTAAAAAAGCTGAAACTGAATACAAAGGTATTCATGGCGAATCTTTAGATGCTATGCGATTTGAATCTATACGAGCTGCAAAAGAATTTCAACGAAAATACAAAGATGTAGATAACTTTGATATTTACGGCATGGATCGTTTTGAATATGCTTACATGGCTGATAGCTTCAAAGGTCAAATAGAATGGAATATTGATGATATAAATGTATCAGTTATTGATATAGAAGTTAGTTCACAAGATGGTTTTCCAGACCCATATGAAGCGAGAGCACCAATCACAGCTATTTGTATTCGCCAACTAAATGGTAATTCGGTTGTATTTGGTTGTCGTGACTATGATTGTCCTGAAAACGTAACATACATCAAATGTGAAAATGAACACAAGTTGTGTATGAAATTTGTAGAATATTGGCAGAGTGATTACCCTGATGTTATCTCTGGTTGGAATACAGACTTCTTTGATATACCATATTTGGTGAATCGTTTTCGTACATTGTTTGGTGATGATTTTGCAAAAAAACTTTCCCCTTGGAATAATATATGGGAAAGAAAAGTTGTTCTCAATGGGCGAGAGTTAATATCATATCATTTATCTGGTATCAATTCACTTGATTATATTGAGTTGTATAAATGGTACGCACCAGGTGGTAAATCACAAGAATCATATAAGCTAGATGCAATTGCAAATGTAGAACTTGGTGAGAGAAAACTATCTTATGATGAATATGATAACTTACATAATTTATACCAAGAGAACTATCAGAAATTTATTGATTACAATATCAAAGACGTTGATCTAATCATTAAACTTGAGGGTAAATTAAAGTTAATTGAATTAGCTTTAACTCTTGCATATGATACAAAGACAAACTTTGAAGATGTATTTGCACAAACAAGAATGTGGGATTCTTTGATATACAATCATCTATTACCAAAAAAGATTATTGTGCCACCAAAAAAATTCAAAAAGAAAGTATCTGCTTTTGAAGGCGCTTATGTAAAAGAGCCTCAAGTTGGTATGCACGATTGGGTGGCATCTTTTGACTTGAACAGTTTGTATCCACATTTACTTATCATGTATAACATTAGTCCAGAAACAATTATCAATGCAGAAAATTATACTGAAGAAATGCAAAGTGTTCTAAAGTCTGAAGTAAATGTAGATTCTTTACTAGATCAGAAAATAGACACAAAAGAATTGAATGGTGTAACACTCACACCAAATGGCCAATTCTTCAGAACAGATAAACAAGGTTTCTTACCAAAGATGATGGAAGAAATGTATGTAGATCGTAAGAAGTTTAAAAACTTAATGATACAGGCTCAAAAAGATTATGAGAAAAATCCTTCAACTGAACTATCACATTTAATATCAAGATATAATAATCTACAACTTGCAAAGAAAGTATCACTAAACTCCGCTTATGGTGCTCTTGGTTCACAATACTTTAGATTCTATGATCTAAGACAGGCACTTGCAGTTACTTTAGCTGGTCAATTATCTATTCGTTGGATAGAAAATAAATTAAACACATACATGAATGATTTACTTAATACAAAGGAAGATTATGTGGTTGCTTCAGATACAGACTCGATTTATCTTAAGCTTGGTAACCTTATTGATAAAGTGTTTAAAGAAAAACCAACAACTGATGAAGCAATCAAATTCATGGACAAGGTCTGTGATGGTAAAATACAATCGTTTATTGATAAAAGTTATAAAGAGCTTGCTGATTACGTTCATGCCTACGACCAAAAGATGGTAATGAAAAGAGAAGCTCTTGCAGATAAAGGTCTTTGGACTGCTAAGAAAAGATATGTATTGAATGTTTATGATAATGAAGGTGTTAGATATACAACACCTAAATTAAAAATCATGGGTCTTGAGATGATTAAATCTTCAACGCCTTATGCGATTCGTGAAAAGATGAAAAAACTTACTAGAATTATTGTTACAAAAGGTGAAGATGAAGTCCAAGAATTTATTGCAAAGTTTAAAGAAGAGTTTAAGAGTTTACCACCAGAAGAAATATCTTTTCCTAGAGGTTGTAATGGTTTAAAAACTTATGAAGATTCTAATTCAATATACAAAAAAGGCACACCAATTCATGTGAGAGGTGCTCTATTATATAATCATCAACTAAAAAAACTAGGGCTTGGAAAGAAATATCCTGCGATTCAATCTGGTGAAAAATTAAAGTTTACATACCTTAAACAACCAAATCCATTAAAAGATAATGTTATATCTTTTCCAACAAGAATACCAAAAGAGTTTGGTCTTGAAAAATATATTGACTTTGACACCCAGTTTCAAAAAGGTTTCATAGAGCCTACAAAATTTATTGTAGAGTGTATTGGTTGGGAAATAGAAAAAAGTAATTCATTGGAGAGTTTTTTTGGATGAGATAGATTACCAAGTTATGCCTTTGTTTAGTACACCTCTTTTTATAAAACAAAATATATTCATAGAAGAAGAAACAAAAACATTTTTAAAGAATCAAGAATTTGAAAGAATGTTCTCAAACAATGGTGATTATGGTGTAGATAAATACATACTTAATAAACCCGAATGTGCATCATTAAAAGATAAATTAAATGATGCAATGAGAAAGTATGCTTATACAGAACTTAGAGCTAAAGAACATATAGAATTTTATATTACTAATTCATGGGTAGTCAGGCATAAACCAAAGGATTGGGCTCAAAATCATATTCATACAAACTGTATTCTTTCTGGTGTATATTATTTTGATGTGACTGAAGAAATAGATTGTGGTGAATTTACACTTATAAAAGATTTAAGTAAAGCTGGTGTTTTTCCAACTTCATGTGATGTAGATGTTAAGGATTGGAATTTGTTTAATTCAAAAATCTGGTCTATGACACCAAAAAACGGAGATGTATATATGTTCCCATCATCAACTGTTCATAGTGTAACTGAGAATAAAACAAACAACGATAGACACTCACTTGCTTTTAATATCCACGTTAAAGGTAAACTTGGTACAAAAGAATTTGAATTAGATGTAAAATGATACAAGCAATCTTCCCATTTATAACAGCAATAGGATTATCAGCCATTGCAGCTTATTATTCTGTTATAGGTTTAGCACAAATTTTTCCAGGATCATTTTGGCCAATTATTGTAATGGGTGCTGTTTTAGAAATAGCAAAACTTGTAACAGTATCTTGGTTATATAATAACTGGAAAGAAACTATTTTGGCCATGAAAGTATATTTCATCACAGCTATTATACTTGTGATGTTAATTACTTCTATGGGTATATTTGGTTTTCTTTCAAGAGCTCACATAGAATCTAATGTAGTAGTTGGTGCAAACTCTGTTCAAATCAAACAAATAGAATTAAGAGAAAATTTAATTAGAGAAAGATTAGTTTATTTGTACAGACAGGCAGGTGATGATCCTGAAAAAGTTGCAAGAACAACAGATAGACAAATTAGAAATGCACAAGCACAATTGGTAGAACTTACAAAAGAAAAATTACCTTTATTAAAAGAAGAGAATATATTGAAAGCTGAAGTTGGACCAATTATGTTTATTGCGGAGTTTTTATATGGTGAAGGCGATCCAAAATTTATAGATAAAGCCGTGAGAGCGGTTATTTTTATAATCATATTTGTTTTTGACCCTCTCGCTGTATTATTACTCATAGCGGCAAATCAATCATACAGAAAATATAAAGGCGAAAAACCCAAAACTGTAATAAAGAAGGCAAACAAAAGGAAAAGGCTTGACTTACCACCTAGTCCTAGTTTAGAATCCTTTTTTATAGATAAAGATAAAATGTTAGTGCCTAAAAATCAAATTACAAAAATGAAGGAAACATAATGAGTTTGTTAGACAGATTAAAAA